TGGTTATTTCTCAAATCCTATTGAGCGTCTCTATCTTGGCTAAGAGAAAGCCTTATTTTCGGGTTTTGTTTTACAAACTTAGGTCATCAGGAATCGCATCGATAAATACATCAGCAATGCTTAAAGTGTCTGAAGTGCAGTATGAATTTGATAAACTAATTGTTCCTCCTCCAGCAACGAAAAATTGCATCAAAGTTATCATAGTGGTTGTACTATACGAGACTACTTGTCCAACAGTATCTCCTTTAAAGTCAGCATCTTCAACCACTGTAGAAGACAGGGTTGGGCTAGGATAGCCGACTATAGCACCTCCAGGACTTGCTAAGAAAATGGTCAGTCTAATGGTTCCATAGAAACCTGAGTCAATGGTTATGACTCCAGTAGTAGGGTTAATACTAAAGGCTGATCCATTTGATGTATAGCTCACCTGGGTAGGTGGTAAGTAACCGGAATTTATGTTTCCACTAAAATACCAGTGGGAATTGATCTTTGGCGGTTCTATTCTTGCTTTCAATAATTCAATATCATAAGAAACCCACAATTCACCGAGGTTAGTTCCATTATTTGGCATACCAACTGTGGAAAGTTGCATTACACCATGTATATAAAACTTAACATCCTCAATTTCTGTAGTTCCAATCTGCTTATTCCAAACACTTAGATGTTGTAAGATTTGTTCAGAGGGAGCACATTCAACTGGATGAATCATATTTTGACTTGGCACAGTGGAAGTTGAAAACTCATGAGCTTCCATTTCCTGTTTAGTTCTAAAAGGTATTGCATTTCCACCGCCACCAGTAACTGAGATATAACCAGGCTTGACATTATAATCCGTCGACATAATGACTGTTCCTAGTGAAGTATTTGATCCAGTAGCGTTTCCAGATTTTGACTCAAATGAAAATATTAAGCCTCTAAATCTGTACTGTTGAAAGTTTTTGGCAATTGTGCTAAGCCAAGGAAATAATGTTGAGTTAGATGGATGTATAGGAAATGTTCGAGAATCGAAGAGTGATGGCGTCCCAGACCCTCCGGATTTAATATCCCCTACAAATTCCCTATGTCGGATATGCATGATTCTGTCCTGCGGTTTGAATATCGGGGCTCCTGTATCAGTAGCTAAGGTATTTGATTTAACTTTATAATCTCCATAGCCAGTGATTGCTTTAAATGCGCGATGAGCCGAATCTCCCAAATTTCTACCTAGATCAGAACCAAGGCCTAAATAATTAGTGCCCATACCACCTAACGTTTTAATAACTTCATTAAGAGCTGGATTAACTTGATAATCTCCATGACCTACTATTGTTCTTGGTCCAGTCCTAACGAATCTAATTGGTGTTCCTCTTTTTCTCTTTTTATTTTTATTTTGTTTGCTTTTCTTGTTTTTCTTTTTTGATTCCATTGGAATTCCTTGTAAATTCATTTTCAAAACCCGTCCAGTCACATTTATTCGACTGGATTATCCAACACTCGCATCGTTTCAAAGAACTTTGGATATTGTAATATTGCTGGTAGTTCCTTAACATTTTTCAAAGTGTTGGTGAATTCTTGTTCTGCTTTGTCCAAATCTAATCCATATCTTTCAAAAAAGAAGAGTTGTGCTGATTTTCGATCCATCTCGTACGGGTTATCAGCGAATTGTATCCTATTAAAATTCCACAACTCTCTTTCTTTAAGGAGATTTTTATCATCTTTAGAATATTGTTTAGTCAAGTGTAAGATTTTCTCCATATATATCGACAAGAGAGGTACAAACTTAGAGTTTTGAAATCCAAGCGCGATTCCTCTCATGTGTTTCTTGACCAAAACAGGATCTTTTATTTCAGCACAGGTGAAACCAATTTTATCTAGCATTCGGCCAGGTTTAGGTCCCATTATTATTTCATCACCATTAGGGTAAAATAATGCTGAACAGAATTCAATTTTAGCAATTTGCTGAGTATGCTGCAATTTTGTTTTCAAGCCCAATTGGGTAAGCTCATTCGCCATACCAGCCAAGATTTTCTTTGTGTCAGGGTGGTCTCTTTCAAGAATCATCACCATGTCGTCTCCCATTACTGCCATTGAAAATCGTTGGTTATTTAGGACATCTGGAGCTAAATTGTTCAAAGCAAACAGATGTGAAACGATATTTACCATAGAATTACCCACAGTGGTATTTGGATCTCCAGATTTTCTGGTATTAGGGCACACGAAAGCTTGGCCCTTTCGGGTTCTAGCAATCGTATTTTTCTGTGCCTCCACTATGTCAACTATATCTTTTGGAATTCCCAATCTTCTATAAAACATAATCTCAAAATCAATAAAGTGTTCTCCATAAGATTGGTCAAATCGACTAAAATCATCCATGATAAATAAGGGTTCATTGTATTCCTTCAATTGGTTGCTCATCCATCCACCCATTTCTTCTGCGTTCAAACCTCCAGCATATACAATTTTTGCTTTGGAGTTAAATAAACGTTTCATTTCTTCTGCCACAGAATACATGAATGGTCCAAGCTTAACAGCAAAGTAAGGAGAGGGCATTGAGATATTTCTAGGTGCTTTTGGAAATACTGCTTCAGTGTAAGCTCGCACCAACACTTCGGCTTTTACAAAGCACTCATAGGTTAAAGTCTCCTCCACTTTGGGGTTAATATAACGTTTTCTTTTCTTTTCTGGAAATCTTGCTAGCCAATCTTGTAAAGGCTCTGGTCTGATATCAGTAGTGAATGGATATGCTCCTTGGTGCATAAATAATCCAAACCCTTCCCTTGTCATCCCATGACATAATGAATAAGTAAATTTCTTAAAAATTCGAACTGCATCATTCTCTGGTTTTACTGGTTCAGGCAAGACTCTCTGTAGAATACTTTGTTTTTGGTTTTCTACAGTGTTTTTGTAAACGCTTGGAAAAACATCACTGGACACAATCCCCACTACAGTTATAGCTTCTTTCTTGCAATCATCTTGTTCAGGTTGGTGTTGTTCTTTAAACACGGCACCTTCTCTAATAGCTACTTCTGTTTCAGCAGGTTTGGATCGTTGTCCAGGCAACTTAATCAAATTCTCAGAATTGATTATTACTTCCTCAGGTAGTTTGATCCCCTCTTCCCTGATAGATTGAGAGGCCATCCAACTAGCCATCCAGTCTCTACCTCTCCGGTAGATCTGGACTGCCCCACTTGAAAAGTATCTATAACACATATAGACACCGACGGCGGCGAGGCCGGCAAGTTTCCATAAACCCCACGAATCCTCATGAGGAGATGCAAAACTGCCAGTTTTAACTAGTTGTTGGTTTAACGAGCGACCACTTCGCTCGGTGTTGCATAGATAACCATAGAGTAGCTTTCCCCCTACGCATGAAGCTAAGATTTTCCACTTGTTACTCCAAATCATATCTGCAACTTGCTCGTACCACTTTTTAGGAAATCGAAATTCAAGCGCATCATTATAAGTGTTGATTTCGTTTATTTTTCCATAAACTGCCGTTGCTAAAGCGTCAGTTTCACTTTGGATCGAGGTGGAGAAAACATACTTCGCTGTTTCCATCGCATCAGACACCATAATATCGTGCCCAGACTCATCAACCAACTTCTTGCAAGCCAACATAATTGAAGCCCAAGTTGATGAAGTTCTTGGATACCCAAGAAACTTTGCCTCTAATTTAGAAACTAATTTTTGATCTAATAGATGTAAGTCCTTATTTTTAGTGAATATAGCTTTTCGAGTTGATCCTAACACGACCAAAAGACCACAAAGATTTCCAATTTCATACTCTTTTTGAAGAGTTACAGTACTTTCGGCCATATTCGAGCTATTTGGTAAAACACTAAAAACAAACACAAAGGTGTCCATTACTCGTCTCCAAACTTTCCAAGTGTATTTGATACCATCGACAGTTATGTAATTTTTTAATCTCAGCCAATCCAAAGCTGGATGCTCATAAATCTCCAAATCATCACCATTTGTCATAGTAATTTTCTGGTTCTTCTTAACATAACTTGCCTCTCCTCCATTTAGGCGACCTTCTAACTTATCAAACATATGGACAATACTATAAAACTTCTTGTCCTTTGACATTTGAACAGCTTTTGCTATTTCAGTTGGGGTTAAATAATATAAAGTATGAACTGAAATGGTAAAGTCGGGTTTCAAATCGTGGTCACACTCATTTAAAGTGTGTTCGCAACATTTTGTTTCTCCTTCCACTCTAAAAGCCCCATCTCTACTTAAAACGGGGTGAATGGACCACAAACATTGCATTATACCAGCATTCTTTTTAGGGTTTCCCCCTATATCAACAAAAGTCCCTTTCAGAGAATGGAGTTCCTTACTGAGATACTCTCGACAAGCCCAAGCTATGGGATGTGTGTGACTTCTTTTACCAGCCACCACATTCTTACCCATGTCTTGAGAGAGAAGCTTAACAAACTTCTCATCGATCTTAAATGGAACGTAAAAATCCTCTTTAAAGTCCTTTGTCTCCGTCTTAGCGGAGTCCTTTTCAGGCGCGTTTTGCTCTACAGTCACCCCTTTGAAATCAGGGCGAACGTAGTCAGTTTTCTTTCTGGAATCAGGTTTAAATTTTCTATCGTTGTTACGACGTG